ATTGAATAATAAAGGATAAAAATATCTTAAATTATTAATATCCTGAAATCGTTAATTAAATACTATAAAGAATGCCAAGAACAGTAACTTGCCCGGCTGCCTCGGTACTGGGGAGCGTGGTAACATCATTGACAGACTGCCCGTTCGAGATAGGGCAGATTCAGAAACTTGTATTCTGGAGGCACAACGAGTCTTTTACACAGGTCGCCTCTGCCACTTCTGCAACTGTATGGACTGCACACCTGGCAGCTACCGGAGACACGAAACTGCTCGTATCGCCACCGGCGACTGCAATAATTCCTGCCTCTGAACCGCGTGAAGCTGGTTCCGGAAATGAGGTACTGCACGGTATCCCGCGCAACCTCGGATCAAATGCCGTTAAAGTAGAGGGGAAGATGTGGGCGCAGGATCAGGACACGATAGCAGCTCTGAAAGCAATCAAGGATGAATATCTCGATGTTATGTTCATCAATGAGTCAAACCAGCTTATCTACAATCTCTCCGGAACGACTGTTAAGGGATTTCCTATTCATTCGTTGTGGATCTCAGACCTGGCAGCCGGTTCTTTTAGCGACGGTACTTTTAACAACTATTCTTTCTTCCTTGAGCCTAACTGGAGCGATGGAGCAAGGATAACTGCCGCTACGTCATTCTTACTCGATTCTGTGAACTCGTGATAACGCTTGTTTCGGGTAATGAGAAGCTGGCCTGTACCAAAGAAGAAGCCGAGGCTATTCTGAAGATACAGTCAGTAATGAAAGCGACAAACTGGCAATTACCTTCACAGTATGAGTTAAAAGATGGTATTATCGTACGAGCAAATAAAGGAGCTGGTCGAACTAAGGCCGAAAAAGACTGAGATAGCGCGGGCAGTAGCTCATCAGAACAGGTTGCGTTTTCATACAGAGACGCAACTTATAAAGAATGAGCTATCCGCTTATTACAGGGAGTTTGAAGACTGGATATGTTCCGAGAAGCCTGAATTGCTCCCACCGGACAAAGCGGCAAGATTCAAACAGCTTATCAAATGTCCTTTGCCGACGGTTCAGTTAACCGAATCAATATCCCTTCAATGGTCACGGGTATTCGAGGGTCAGGATGCTTTCAACAGGTACGACTTCAAGAACCCGGAGAACCTGAAAGACTGGGAAGAGTACCGCGACGATGAGTTTTGGAGACAGGACGGGTTCCAGGCAATGATCAACGCTATTGATTCAGTTTGGGTCGTCGATCTCCCGGCAGAACAGGAAGATGATTTGCCGAAACCAAAGAATATGCTCATTGACATTTCCTCTGTTGTGGATCTCTCGGTTCGTCCCAATGGAGAATGTAATTACCTCATTTTTACAATAGGCGATAAATTGTTTGTTTATGATGAGGAGTCGATAGCTACTTACGAATATAAAGACAAGAAGCTCGGTTCTTTGATAAATGACTTTAAGCACGAGCTTGGATACTGCCCGGCGCGGATGTTCTGGAGCGACCTCCTGGGGAAAAAGAACTATATCAACCACAAGGCTCCGCTTACTAATGTACTGTCTGAGCTTGATTGGGTGCTTGTCCATAAGACTTTTAAGAAGTATATGGACATTGCTAATTCCTTCCCAATACTTGTTACCTATGCTCTGAATAATGATTCTACAGATTTTACAAGGGAATCAAACAAGGGCAGGACGGAGGAGGATACTAAAACAAAAGGGGGTGCGTTTGTAGGACCGGGGACGATACTTGAGGTTCCGCCCCCACAGGAAGGACAACCGGATATGATGTCGAACCCGGCCAAGTGGATAGGACCCGAAGTATCTGCGCTTGAGTTTCATGTGTCTGAAGATGTAAGGCTCTCCGATTATATCTATATGACTTGCGTAGGTATCGACGGAGAGCAAACCAACGATCAGGCAAAGAATGAGAAGCAGGTTCTTGCATCGTTTGAAAACCAGTCTATAATACTTCAGAGGCTTGCAACTAACTTTGAGAAGATACAGGCTTTTGCTGATAAAGTGATTATAGCTCTCCGATATGGGGAAGATATAGAACCGTCGATAGATTATGGGTCTAAGTTCTTTTTGAAGACTGCCGAAGATTTGACCGGAGAGAGGGAGAACGTCAAGGATGACGACATTATGTCTGACTCGCTTTCTAAAGACATGATCGAGACGAGATTCAGGAACGATTCAGGAGGTAAATTAAGGGCAAAGGTTATCAGCGATCTCGACCCATTGCCAGGGAAAACGCTTGATGAGGTTATAAAGATAAAAGATGCGGGAGGGATAAGCAGGGAAGATTTCATAATCAAGATAAAGTTACTTCCGTTTATACGAAAATTTGAGACAGAACAAATCCCTATCCCTCAGTTTATGCAGGGAGGAGAATACCGGACTAAGCTGAAGAAGATACGGGATGAGTTTTTGAAATATATTACTGAAGGTGAAACAGTTAATAAAAAAGTGAATGAAAAAAACGATGATTCCGGCGAATCTTGACCCGAAGGTGGAAATCAGGGAGAAGGAACGCCAATGTTTTCACGTGAGGATGACTTACGTGGTGATCAATCAGAATGATCTGGCACATCCTACCAATAAGGTAGAGGTCAGGTCGTTCCGCCAAAGGGATTACTTCCATCTTTTCGGAGGCAATACCGAGAAACAGATACGCAACCGCAAGGTAATAGGATGCGATACTGTTGAACTTGTACATGATCCGCGACTTGAGGTTAAGGATGTTATCGAGGTCAAACATGAAAAGTTTGTCAAGACCGACCAGGAGAAGATCGACGAGGGTGTAAAGAATGAACTTGAGAAACGCGAAGCCGAACAGGCAGCTCAGGCAGAAGCCCGCAAACAACGTAAACCGAGAAGGAAATGACAAAAGACGAAGCATTAAAGTACATCGAGACCAAAGGGGATAGTAAGTACGTTGTACGCACAGAAGACGAAGACCTTACTTTTCTTTCAAACTACTCAAAGGAGATTGAGGAGAAAGTTATAGGGCCGAAAGTCCGCGAGATACACGATCAGTATGACAAGGATGTTTTTTCGATCACAGGACTCAAAAAAGAACAGACCGAGAAGACGTATGACTTCCTGAAAAGGGTTATAGGTTCTTACAAGACGGATGCTGAGAAATCCCGATTGCTTGAGAAAGAGATTGAGGACCTTAAAAAGAACGGCGGGGATAAGAAACTTCTTGCCGATCTCGAAGCTGTAAGGAACCAGTACAAAGAACTTGAGGAAACCAAGAACAAAGAAATCACCGAACTAAGGACTGAATTTGACAAGCACAAGATCAAATCCGAGATAATGTCTTCGATGTCCGGTATGCAGTTCAAAAAAGGTATTCCGGAAGCTGCTGTCAAGGCTTATACAGACCAGGTTGTTAACGATCTGATGGCAACAGCAACATACCAGGAGGGCAAACTTGTGTTTCTAAAACCGGACGGAACAGTATTAAGGAACCCACATAATGCTCTTAATCCTTATACGGCAAAGGAACTAATTGACGAAAAGACAAAAGATATCAGAGACGCAGGAAGGCAGAATCCCGGCGGGCCTGATCTCTCGAAGGAAATAACTTATGAAAAAGACGACAAGGGCAAGATTAAGAAAGTGAATCTTCTTCTTCCCGACTCGGTACAAACAAAAGAGGATCTCTCTGAGTTCCTGGTGAAATCCGGCATTTTAAGGGGTACGCCGGAATATCTTGCAGCATATGCAGAGTATTCACCGGCCCTGAAGCGGAGACCCATATAACGCATCAATGGGACTATGCGTAAACCATTAACTGAATAATAATTAAAACACTTTAAAAAATGGCTTACAGCGCAACCGTTCTTGACGAATTTCGCTTGAACTATGACAGACAAAATCTCGACTATTACACTAATAGGCTGAGTACATATGGGGCTTATGCTACGTATGTGAAAGACACTCCTAACCTGCTTCCTGGCGCACAGGAACTCGTTAACGAGAGGAGACTTGCTTCCCGCACTGTCTCTGTACCTATAATCAAAAAGACCACTCCGACCACTAATTCGAGCCGGTCTTGTAATGCTAAAACAAACCAGGGGACTTCGGCATATGTGACTCCCTCATGGACGACTGTTGAAACCGGTTTTATGATGGTTCCCTCGGAACATGAAGGAAATAACATCAGCTATCAGAATGCTTTCGATAAGCTTATGCTTCAGGCACAGAGTGCATTCCTTCTGGATGCGGACACGGATGCAGTCACCGACATTATAGCTTCTCTGAATGCATACATCGGAGCCGAAGATAATCCTTTTGCCGTGACAGCCAACTACCTCCAGGTCCCGCTTGCCTACCACGACACTTTCTTCGATGAGTTCGGGGCAATACTTTTGACCGACGACCTCCCTTCTGATAACGTTAACATAATTGGTTCTCCGAGAGTGAAGCCGCTTGTCAGCTATTATCAGAATCAGGGATCTGGCAACTCGGCTAACACCGCTTACCAGTTTGGCCCTTATAGTTTTGCTTACACCAACAGGGTAACTGTCTCGACAGCCTACCTCGGCACAGCTTATGGCGCACCGGTAGGATCGCTTGGTTATCTCTCGTGGGTTGATCCGGATGCTCGCAGGGGGCATATGTCAACAGACGGTAAACAGTGGTCAACCGTTGAGCTTCCGCTTCTCGGACAGACCGTCGGGATGCTCTTCCAGAGTACTTGCGGTGACAAATCTTCTCTCTTCACAGGAGGAGAGGCTACGCTGGTAGAAAGTTTCTCATTCAGTTTTGACCGCGCTTTTGTTACGGCTGCTGATGCAATCGCAACACCGAACGCAGGGGTCATCTACGGGATTGAGTTTCTGAAGACCTAATCTTTTTTCATAGTTTATGCCCCGTCAATAGGGGCGGGGCTTTTACTATGAGTTGCTGTAAAAACAGACTTGAGCGGATAATCGAAGGATGGGGTAACTACGTATTCCGCACATCACAGACAGAGGATATAGCAAAACAACGCGCGAGATATTGCGCCTGCTGTCCCGACAATGTGAAAGAATGGTGCAAGGTCTGTAAATGTTATATACCCGCAAAAACAAGGTCGTTAGCTGAAAAGTGTCCTAAAAATCTTTGGTAAATGTTCAATATAGCAACACTTCAAACATCACTAAAAGGGCTTATCGGATTCAGAGATTCGAGGGATAGCAAAATCCCGCGTGTCGACACTGATCTTACGGCTTCTTCATCGGGTCAATACTGGGATGACTTTCATCCCCTGCTTCATACCGACAATCTTTATTTCTGTTCCCCGGACTTTGAAGCCCTGGGATATGATGTATACAGTGCCACGCCTACATACAGTACAGGGGATAAAGTCGTATATGATGATTTTTCGTGGCAATCTAAAGCCGACTCAAACCAGGGAAACACACCAGCGGTCGGTAATTACTGGGAAACTTGCTTCTCTGCATGGTTAGAGGAAAAGTATAATGCATCGGTAGCCAAGCTATTTAACAAGGTTGCCTCAGACAAGAAACTATCAGGGTCGTCTAAGGCAATATTTGACAATGTGCTTTTGTTTGAGGGTGACGGGAAGCTCTCGGATACTATAACGAAGTCTAACCGATTGGTAGGATTGGCAATAAATCCCAGAAGAATTAATAATATCCAGGTCGTAATAAAACAACTCGGTATGCAATTTACTTCTGCACAGGCCGGGTTGTATATTTACCTCTGGCACTCGTCACGCAAAGAGTACGTCGTAAGGCAACAGGTCATAACCACCGGGACTAATCGGTTCAACTGGCAGGCACTTACCAGCTTCGTGCTTGACTTCGTTAACTACGCTACTGATATCGATTCCGGAGGGACGTGGTTTATAGGGTATTTTGAATCGGGGCTTACAGGATCGGCAGTCAATAAGGCGTATGATTTCTATGCCGGTCCGTGTCACGGATGTTCCGGTGAACAGGGCAATGTTACACGGTATAACCTATGGTCTAAGTACGTGGACATAATGCCGTTTTACGTAGCTAATGCCGATCTCGACGGGACCAACCTACCGGCACTTGAAAGCATAGAATACGACGAGACGACTAATTTCGGCCTCAATCTTTCGCTGACAGTAAAACCAGACCTTACAGAGTTGATAACGGGGAATACTTCGCTTGTGACTTACCCGTTAGGACTTCAATTTGCAAATGATTTACTTGAGTGGATAGCTTACAACCCGGCAGTGAGAGTAAATCCTTCGAGGATAAATTCATCACAGGTTATGTTTGAACTTACCGGTTCGACGGATACCAACTCAAAAGGGATAAGAAAACTGCTTGAGGATGCCGTTAATGCTCTCTCTATTGATCTGAGTAATCTTTCAGCGGCACTTCCGGCAAACAAGCCTTCAGGAATTAAATCCGGTGCGATATGAAAAAGCATTGTCAACCACAACCACAGATGGTTACTCCCCTAACTGAGGTCCAGTGTTATGACTGCGGATGGAAAGGAATACTTGCAGAAGCCCGGCAGAGTGTGTTTATAGACATGAATCCTGCGGTTATGATCTCTGCTTCCAACGGGGGTAATGGCAAGAACTGGAGATGTCCCCACTGTCAGAATTTGTTATTTTTTACCCGCTATGCTAAAGGACAAGTTATCTCGCCTCACGGCCATCAATATAGGGAAGTTATTTGATCAGGCCCTCAAAGAGAATGAGGACACGGTTTGTAACCTTAACCGTGATCAGATGTACGAAGAAGGGGTATTGAATGTGAACAGACCTCAGATCGAAAAATACTCTCCCGCAACAATAAGGGCAAAAAGGAAAGCCCCGTTTAATAAGACAGATTTCATAACATTAAAATGGTTTGGAAAGTTTCATGCATCGTTAAAGTTACTGATCTTCAAAGAGTATTTTGTTATCTCAAGTGATAATCTTATATGGGCAAATTTTTTAGAACCGCAGAACAGGTTCAGCAGTGCATTAGGGCTGACAAAAGAAAGCAAAGGAAAGTTAAGGGATCTGATGAGAGACGAGATAATAAAGAAGATAAAAGATGTCGCTTAAATCGCCGATAATACCGAGTCTGGAACTTAAAGGAATAGACCTGAAGATTCAGGAGATACAGGAGGCTATGTGTTTCTCATGGTTAAGCAAGTCTTTTGGTTTGTCTGAACGCATAGTCGAGATACGCGACGAAAAAGATTATATCTTCCCGGCTGTCTTTGAGAGCAATAATATTGACCCGGTTCCGGTGATGCCCTGTGACCTATGGGACTCTTTTGCTTTCTGGACTAAAACGGGTACTGCTAATTTTATCCTTAACGATGCACCAAATAAGAACCCGGTTATAAGATATGACGTGAGCTGTATCTTTTATGTCGACATGAGGAAGATTTCTCCCTTAACTTCTTATAAGGAGACCAGAGCAAAGCTAACAGAGGACATATTCCACTTTTTTAATACCGTCAAGTTCAAGGGGCAGTTAAAACAAATCCGGTTTATAGATGACGACATTACAAAGGTCTATGACGGGTTTTCTATTGAACAAATTGATAACAGGTTCAGGATATATCCCAAGTGGGCTTGCAGGATTGATCTGGAGCTTTACTTCAGGGATTCATGTTATGTGACCAATAATTATGCATGAGATAGTTCTCCATAAGGGATTAAGGAAAACGAAGGTTCTTTTATATGATGACATAGATCAACTTCCGGCAGAGAGATTTTCTAAGGTCAACAAGTTCTGGATGCTCAACGATGAATTGGGTTCGAGTTTTGAAGATATAGACCGAATACATATTACAAGGCTCGCTCTCGCGATTGAGAATAAGGAAAAGGCAAAAAAGGTTCTTGATAATATGCGGGTGTTGATACACAATATAATAAACGAGGTTAATACAGAGTCAATGGCATTTGCCTGTCTGGTTCATTCTATTGACGGGAAAGAGATTGAAGATTTGTCAGATGAGAATCTTAGAAGGGTAATAAAGTACTTATCTGATCGCGGGCTAACTAACGAAGTATTAAAAAAAAAATTAAAGGAATCAGGGAGGGAGTCTACGAGGCACTTGAGAATAAGTTCCCTGAACAGTTTACAAACGTTCTTTCGACGGCTTTCTGGAGCAAAATAAAACAGCGTACTCTTGCGACCATCGATGCACTCTTACAGGGAAGAGACCTGGATGCGGAGGAAAATATTACGAATCAATATTTTGCAACACTTATAAGACCTAAGAAACTGACAGGCAAGGTTACGGACGAGATCAGGTACGAACAGTCTTTTGAAGCAAATTGCATACTTCTATCAAAGTATATAAACCAGCCGGTCAAGACGTTAACAACAACAGAATACTTTACGCTCATAGAGCAATATAATAAAAAGAAGTAATGGCAGAAGAGCCAATCCGCAAGGAGGACATAATAGACATTGAAGGAGTTAAATCCGGGCTTAATGAGGTCGTTAAGCTGATGACCCTTATCATCGAGCTTATGGACAAGGTCAAGGCTTCTGGAAAAGACATGGCCGCTCCGCTTGCACAACTCAATCCTGCCAGCAAGGAAGATCAGGCTCAGATAGGAGCCATAAAAGAGAATGTCGACAACCTGGTTACTTCTTATAAGAATCTTGCCGAGGGGAAGACAAGACTCCAGAAACTTGAACAGCAATTAAACAACACTTTAAAGGATTCTGCATATCGTGAGGCAGAGTTAAAGAAGGCTATCTCTGAGAATAACCGCGAAAATAAAAGACAGGCCGAATATAATAGTTCTGCCGAGGGATCACTAAAAAGACTGAGGATTGAGCTTGAAAGGGCTAAAGAGGCTTACTCTAAGGCTTCTCCGGAAGTTGCCAATAAGATGATCCCGAACATAAAGAAACTTACCGAGGAAGTCACTAAGGCTGAAAAGGCTATCGGGGTTCATCAGCGCGGGGTGGGCAGTTACAAGGAATCGATAATGCAGGCAGGAAAAGCACTGATAGGTTTCCTGGGGATTGCAGGAGGCGGGATAGCTATTATAGGCAAGCTCAAAGATGCATTCCTTGAAATGGATACCGGTGCCACGTTTTTTAAACGCACTACTGGGGCGCTAAAGTCCTTTATGCAGAATCTATTTACATTCGGTGCAACCGACATGGGAATAGTTCTTAATAATACCAGAGAGACGTTTAATGCACTGAAGGAACTTGAACAGATTCGCATAGGAGACAGGAAAGATCTGGTCGAGATAGCCAGACTTGAGGCCGAGATAAATGTATTAAGGATCGAAGCATCTAAGGCAGGGATGACTGATCTACAAACGCTTGAGATTACCAGAAAGGTACAGGAAAAAGAGAATGAATTAATAGAGTACAAACTAAAAGACAAAGAAGAAGAACTCGAAATAGTAAAGAGACTTGTAGTCGCTAATATCGATAATACCAAGTACCTTGATATGCAGGCCCAGATAGAAGCTGAAATAGTTACATTAAAGGGGGATAAATCTTTAAGGATTGCCCGCGAAGCTGCCGCACTTGAGGAAAAGATAACCAAACAGAAACAAGAGCAATTAAAACTCGAAAATCTGAAAGGCGAGTTTGGCGATATGCAATTACAGATTGATACTGCTAATCTCACAGCAG